CACTATAAAGATACGTTAACTATTCGGTTCCACCAAACAACAAACGAAAAAAAAGCAATAGAAAGGGCAATTTATTTTTTGCATTATTTGCAAAAGATTTTTGTTGCGTGAACGGAAAGAATGGACAAGGGGTTTTAGTTACCCTCTCTGAGCGCGGGGAATTACTTCAGGGGGGAAGGTCGTTGACATTAATCAGGACCCCTCTTATTTTGATTCTAAGAGACTTTATACTCTTTTGTGTGTACTTACCTACCTTGATGAAAGAAAGTGTCTTAAATCCAATCTTTGTGTATAATAGTTATTATAATACTTTATTATAAAGAAACTCTTTATGAGTTTCTTTTTACTATTATACTACAACTAAACCTGTAAAGTTATTATTACATAGGTTATTAATTTATTATAGTGGTTATTACATTTACTATAACTTCTATTACCTTTATTCTAATAGTTACTTTATAGTATATTATAATATATTATAATACAAGTTATTATTATTATTGTAAGTCGTTGATTATCAGGCGACATTCATCTTGTAGATTAGTTTATGAATCTCGATATATTTTATGATCTGATTACTCCGGAGCTTCCAAGGGGTGATGTTAAGGATAGTATGTTTGCAATGCATAACAGTTTGGTTGGGCGCTCTGCTTGGATACGACAGGCTGAAAACCCTAAGACGGTATGTGGTGCTTGTGTGCAGAAGGTAAAGGTTAATCTTTGGAAGTGGTATCACTTTGAGTCCACCAAGAAGTTGGATGACCTAGAGTTCACTGGGCGGCTTGGCGTGTCCAAACAACCAATCTATCTTAAGAAGTAATGGCGATTGTCAGGAATCAGTACGGAGATGTGATAAGGGGTACTGGTGCTCAGTTGACCCCACTTCAGGAGAAGTTTATTCAGGAGGTCCGAAAGCAGGGGCTGTCAAGGGCCAGTAGGGTTGCCAAGGAGATTGGTTACTCAAACTACTACAGGGATAAGAATACTATCGGAACTGCGTTCTACCACAAGCTCCATAACCTAGCGAGCGAGGTAGAGGCTGATATTGCAATATCGAAGGGGATGAACCTAGAGAGGTTGGTGGAGATTAGGGATAGGTCTTTGGAGAGTGATGACTTTAAGACCGCTATGGAGGCCATAAAGATTATAAACGATATGGCAGGGCATAAGGCCCCTATAAAGGTCCAGAAGACGAAGATTGATATTAAGGCATCTATAGACTTGACAAGACCTGTTGAGGAAGAGGAGTCGCCTAGATATATTGATATTGGTTACACCGAAGATGAAGTAGATGGAGATTAAACTCTATAAGCCAAGTAAGCCACAGGTAGATTTTCACAACTTAGTAAACGAGCATAAGCCATTTATTAGTTTGTTGGTTGCTGGGAGGCAGACAGGAAAGAGTTTCTTTATGATGAACGACGCTATTATGCGTTGTCTAAACAAGGGGAGGCAAAGGATCTTCTGGGTTAGCCCTATTCAGGACCAAGCCAACAAGGTTATGAAGGACGTAGAGGCTGCGTTTATAAACCACCAAGAGTTGTTTGCTGAAATAGTAAAGAGGTTTGACAGGAAGAACAACGAGATGTACTTCTACAACGGCAGCTTTATTAAGTTCCGTTCTGCCGACTCTGGTGATAACCTTCGAGGCGCTACCCTAGACTTTATCTATATTGACGAAGCAGCCTTTATGGCAGAGGCTTTTATCAACGAGGTCCTGCTGCCGATGGTGACTAGAACAGGTGGTAGGGTGTGTATGGCTAGTACCTTTAATGGTAAGAACTGGTTTTGGGATTGGTATCAAAGGGGCTTAGACACTGATAATCAAGAGGATATAGTTGCTGTCAAAAAGACATACCTAGATTTGGAAGACCCGCTAGTGGAGAAGACGGTCCTTAGTATTAAGAAGAGTCTGACAAAGGCCCAGTTTGATCAGGAGTATCTATGTAAGCCTGTGAGTTCCGACGCTTTGTTCTCGAACATTGAGGAGGCCGTAAGGCCGAACACACCAACCAAATACGAAAGGGTATACATCGGTATGGACATTGGTATAGCGCAGGACTATACTGTCTTGACTGCCGTTACCCAAGACTACGAGGTTATTGGTATCGATAGATTTAATATGAAGGAGGCTACGCTTGACTCAACGCAGTTTAAGCAGCGAATAAAGGACTTTTACCTACACTTCGATAGCCACCTGTCGGCAGCATACTTTGAGGTCAACAACAACAATCTTTTGTTTGACGACATATCGGATGACGAGAGGATGTATAAGCTAATACCATTTACCACCTCGGGGCAAAGTAAGCCAGAGATAGTGAGAAACCTTATAAAGTTATTTGAGGAAAACATTATTACAATACCACCAGACAATAATCTGATTAGGGAGTTGTATGATTTCAAGAGTAAGAGGAATCCAATTACAGGAAACCTTCAGTTTTCTAATACCGACGGCAAGCACGACGATATGGTGATGTCTTTGGCGATAGCGTGTTGGTGCGCTAAGGAGGAACAAGAGGGCGGAATCACTACCTTTATCAAATGATAACCCTACGGGAACATATAGAGCTTACTAAGTTTATTAAGGGTGGGCACTCACTCGACACTTATCTTAACACTCTCGGGGCTGTCGAGGCAATCACCCTAAAGCGAAAAATGCAAGAGGTCTACCCAATTAAAAAAATAGAGGTGGACTACCAGCAAGTAGACTTCAACGCCCACCGAAGGGTATTTGACTTAGTGTTGGGTCAGTTTATTATGGTTGAGCAGATCTTTACCGGAAAGGACGAAGTCCCCAAACACCTATTTGACTTTAGTGTTCTTAGAATCATACTTAGGCCAACCGAAGACAAAGAGTTCGATAATACCAATATCATAAAGGAGCGCGAGAACGACAATAAGATATTGGATTTGGATGTGGTAATAGCTACCTCCATACTGTCTGACTTTATCGAAGATCGAAATAAAGTGTTGTTCAGTGATTTCGCTGGTGTGTTTTATGACCCAGAGCAAGAGAAAGAAGAGGGCGAGGAGGAACCCGCAGGAGAAGAAACCTTTGAGTATAAGTTTAGGGAGCAGTGGTACTGGTATAACATAGTTAGAAGGCTAGGTGGTGAAAACATACTGAACTACGACAAAGTGTATATGCTTAAGATGGAGTCTGTTCTTCCCGAACTTAGCTTCTTAATTCAGAAAGCGAAACTAGATAAGGCTCAGGAGTTTAGGAACCGCGTAACCCGAGGCTTGTAAATTATCTAAAGTGAGATGAAGACCCTTAGTGACCTATACCAGGAGGTTAAGGCTTTTGCCGACAATCATCCGCTAATAAACGAGTTTGTTCTTGTTGGAGACGAATCAGAACTAGAGGGCAGGGAGTTTGAGTTTCGCTCGTTGGCTCTTATGCCCTCACGCAGCAACATCTCTAGGGAGTTAAACCGCCCAACATACGAGTTGACCTTTATGCTTATCTTGTTTGACAGGGTTGACCCCACAAACGATTTAGGTGCTATCCTGTCATCAGAGGAAAACATATTTGTTATTGGGCAACTTCAAGACCATCTACTTCAACTGATAGACGAGGCAGACGTAGAGTTTAACGACATTGATATTATAAACGCCACAGGCTCGGACTACAATGTAACATCAGCGATATGCGAGTTTACTGTTGTACTGCCAAGAAGCCCCTACATTAAAACGATTGCACAATAATGGAAAAGAAAACAACTAGGGTTCGTAAACCCAAAGCACAAGTAGAGCAACCTATTGTAAATGAGGTAGTTGAACAGACTATCGTAAACGAAGTGGTTGAGCAACAGCCGGAGGCCCCACAAGCACCCAAACAAGAGGTGACTGAAAACCCTGCCTATATGTATAGGTGTATGGAGTGTGGTCAAGTTAACCTTGTAAAGCGCTGCCAGCGCTGCTCTAGCGGTTTAGTACGACCAATCTAAAGTGAGTGCCCGCCAACAAGCAGGACAACTAAGATCAATACTGGCCCGCAACTTCAAAAAGAGTAGAGTTCGCGAGGCCGCAGCAAATATATTAAAGCAACGCGGGCAGGTAGCCTCTGGCAACTTAATCAGCCAGATACTAAAAAAGAGGGAAGAGCAAATGTTCTCCATATCTTTTAAGATTGATAATGAGTTTGATGTAATATATAACGTGGATATTACCTATGACCTAGGGCGCATAGAAAGCGAATACTACAAACAGGTAGATACCGTACTCGGCAGGTCCCCTTCAGGTATGGCTCCAAGCTATCAAAAGATTTATAGATGGATAGGTCAGAAGCTCCGCAACGGAACTTGGAAGGGGGCTACTTCGTATACTATGACAAGGACTCGCAAAGGAGGTAAGAGAAAATCATACACCTACCCACTTAGTAAATTAGTATATAGAAAGGCTTTGGCTTTTGCTATCGCAAGAAGCATAGGAGAGAGAGGGTCATTAAAGAACAGGTCACCATTTATCACAGAATCCAAAATTCGTATTGACTTAGCTATCGCTCAGTCGGAGCAAGAGTTTGCGGCCGTATGGCCTTTTGACTACCTAACAAACTTAGAGAACAAACTAACATTATTGTTATAATGGCAAAAAGAACATTCACAGAGGTAAACAAGCGCATTGCTGACCTTACCATTCAACTTCAGAAACTATTTTCTGAGTATAAAAAGCTAGAGTCCGAAGGAAAGACCGCAGCCGAAATAAACGAAAGGCTTGGAAAGAAGATTAGCTCAGTAAGCAGTAAGCTATCTACGCTTTCTAACGTAACTCGTCAGTACAACAAGCAAGTTGGTATTAGTAACGCACAGCGTAAAGAAACAAACGCAAATCTAGAGAAGGCCGTTAAGGCCCACACCAACCTAACGACAGCAGTAAACAAGGGCCGCGTTGCTCAAGAGAGGGCAAACTCCGCCAACAAAGGTTTTGGTGATGGTCTAGCGTCAGTGTTCTCTTCGTCCTCCATTGGTAGGGCGGTAGGAAGTGTAGCAAAATTCCTATCAATATACACCGCGATTTCAACAGCGGTAAGTGTAGCCAAGGAAGCAGTGTTTGGGTCCATCACTGCCTTTGTTGCCTTTGAGGATTCTATTGGTAAACTTAATGCGGTAACGGGAGCCACAGCAGAACAAACCGAACAGATGTCTGAGTCAATAAGAAAGGCTGCGGTACAGACTAGGTTTACCGCTACTGAAGTTTCTGAATTAGCCTTAGGACTCGCTAAGTTGGGAGCAACTTCAAGTGAGATACCGGACCTTCTTTTACCAATATCACTAGCGGCACAAGCGGTAGGTGAGGACTTAGGTACGGTTGGTGAAGTAATCTTTAAAGTAAACAATCAGTTTGGACTCTCCTCTAGGGAGTCGGCAGCAACATCACAGGTATTAGTTGCGGCAATCAATGAGTCTGCACTTTCATTGGAAAGTTTCGCTACTGCGATTCAATATGTTGGACCAATCGCCAATCAAATAGGTCTTACATTTAACGAGACAGCATCATTCCTTCAGGTGCTTTCCGACAATGGGTTCACCGCTAGTAGAATTGGAACAGGACTTCGTAAGATATTTATTGACCTAAAGAAGCCAGGAGAGGATATTACCGTTACGCTTGAAAAGTTAGCGCAGGAAAACATTAGTCTTGCTGAGGCAAACGCCCTAGTTGGTAAAACTGCGGCTGCTCAATTAATCACCATTCTCAGGAATACCGATGCACTCAGGGAGAACGCCTCCGCGTCATCAAGGTTAACATCTTCCCTTGCGGCTTCGGCAGCACAGATGTCTACCACTGCGGGTATTACAGACATCTTAAAAAGCTCATACGAAGACCTTAAAATATCTATAGGTGAGGCGCTAGTAAACACTGAGCTATTTACCTCAGCAATCGGACTTGTATTCCCACAAGCAGAAAGATTGATTAGGGGTTATCAGTTGTTAAATGAAACTCTTTCAAGCACAACGGGAATAACCGCCGCCCAAAAAGAACTAGATAAATTATCGGAAGTAGGCGCAGAGTCCTTTAGTTCTTTAAGGTCTAGCTTGAATATATTTAAGAGTACTGGTCAATCTGAGGAGTTGGTTAAATTGTTTGATGACCTAACCAAGGCTGGATTTAGTTTAGGGCAGGCTCAGACAATTATATTTAAGCGAACGCAGCAAGGTCAGCCTTTTCTAAACAGATACCTTAAAGGTCTTGAGGCCACTGCAGAACAGTCTAAAGCAGTAACAACTGCATTTAATGATACAGGGCTAAGTATAGCTAAATTGGGTGATAGCTTTGTAGCCTTTAGGGGCTTTCAAGAAATTGTAACCGAGCAGGCCACCGAAACACTTAAGGCACTTAGCATAGAGAAGGAGAGAAACAGGGTAGTGGAGACCTACGCTAAAAGCATTAAAGAAATAAAAGCCCTTGGGCCAACAACGGATGCTGCTGCAATCAAAGCTCAAGAGACTGAAGTTGATGTCAGGGAAGAGATGGTTCTTACCACTGAGGCTTTAAACAAAGAAGAGGCTCGGGGAATTTTAGCAAACAAAGAACTCATCAACACTCTTACTGGTCGTGTGAGTGGGTTTGAGAAAGTGATTGAACAACTTTCAGAATTTACCGGAGCGGAAGAAAAATCGGCAGCAGCCGCAAAGAAGGTCCGAGAGGACGCAGCTCGAGCCGAAATTGATGAAATAAAGCGCAGAAAGGCACAGCTTAAAGATGAGCTGGCAAGAATCAAAGAACTAAGAAATGAAGAAGTTAAGTCTGCCGAAGATCGTGCTAAGTTACTTGGAGAGGCTGCTAAGACATCCGTGGACAGGGCAAAGGTCGAGCAGGATCTAAATGACTCTATTGCCGCCTCTAATCAAAGGGCTACAGTTCTTATTGAGGATGCGCTCAATAAATTAGGGCCGCTATACGAGGATGCAACTATCGCCGTAGATAAGTTTGCTAGTGAGTTTCCATCGCTAGTAGATGGCCTTCAAGAATCACTTGGAGACCTCTCTTTCCTTTTTGCAGAGCTTGGTGATGATATTGACGAGACCTTTTTAGAGAGGGCTAACGATGCAATAAATGACTCTAAGGGTGTTATTTCTACTTATCAGAAGCAGGTCGAAGAGTTGAATAAGCAGTTTGGTGAAAATGCAGGAAAGACCGAAGAGTACTTTGAGGCTCTAGATAAAATAACCACCGATCTTAGTGCAGAATTATTGGCCGTTGCAAATTCTTTAGATAGGACCACAACGGAAGGTGAAGCAGCATATAAAATAATCCTACAGCTTTTAAATCAAATTGAGACTGCTGCTCAAAGACCCTCTAAGGGGAAGGATGAGTTTGACTGGGAGGAATTTTGGCAGGAAATACTTGTTGACTCACTAGAGTCTGCTGTAGATACAGCATTGACAGCCATTGATAAGTTTAACGATGTTGCCTTTGAGAACACAAAGAATCGCCTCGAGGCGCAAAGGGCTGCTATTCAGGCTTCTGCGGATATAGAGAACGACATCTTAAAATCTCAGTTGGACAATCAACTTATTACCGAAGAGGAATTTCGCAATAGGTCGGAAGCCAACAGAAAGAAAGAGATAGAAAGGCAGAATGCTATTGACAAACAGATATTTGATGCCGAACAAAAGAGAGATCGTCAACAGGCTAGGTCTGATTTCTTGCAAGCTCTTGGCTCCGTAATCATTAACGAAATAAGGGCAGGTAACCCATTACCCGCTGCATTGATAAGTGGCGGTATTGCGGCTGCTTTTGCCACTGCTGGTTATGCGTCAGAGCTTAGCGCAATTAATCAACGTCAATTCTTCCCAAAGCGATTTGCTGAGGGTGGTATGGTAGAGGGTCCCTCACACTCACAGGGTGGCGTACCATTTAGCGTAGCGGGTAGAGGTGGATACGAGATGGAGGGCGGAGAGTTTGTTGTAAACAAAAGGGCGGCAAATCTTCACCGCAGCCTACTAGAGAAAATAAACGGTTCTGCAAAGCCAACGGCGATGTCCGGAAGTTATGCTTACGACAGCATTAATAGGATTCCATCTAGGTTTGCGTCGGGGGGGTCTGTAAGTCCTCAGCAAGCAGATAGGGCAACTCAGGAGCAGTTGTCGTATCTTCGCGCTATCGCAGAATCTAATGTGGCTGTAGCAAGCAATACAAGTAAACCCGTCAGGGCCTTTGTAACACAGACGGATTTGCGTAACAACGAAATAGATCGTAGAATTGTAAATAAAAATAACAGACTATAATGGCTAAGTATTTTGTGGCTGACACCACTCCAACCACCGCAAGTGGAAGCAGTGTGGTAAAGGGCAACGGCATATTCCAGGTCAACGTATCAAACACAGGTATATTTGCCATTGGTGACGTTGTTAAGTATTTCGACACAGGAACAAAGGCAACAGCGTTTGGGGTAGTGTATGCTACCTCTGCACCTTCGGGAGCAGGAACGGTGTTCGTAGGGTTTGACGATAGGATCTATACTGACACCTTCGCTGCAACTGGAACGATTACTGTTTTTCAAAAATCGTTTCTTCCAACACTCGGAGTAACGGTAGGCGCTGTTGACTCTTACACAATATCAGAGGAGACATCTCAGGCCTTCTACTCTAGCAGCTACATTCGATACAACATAGAGCGTAGATATATCCTTACGATTGATAATCGACAAAGAAAATATCTCAAGGACTTTGGTATAATAATGTCTACGAACCCACTCTTCTTTGTAGACGACTGCGATTACGAAAGGGGCGTTGCCTATTCTATTGCAGCCGAAGAGCGCACAACTGAGTTCATCAATAACGTATTTAAGCAAAGGGTCGAATTTAGAATAGCAACGAAATGAGTTTTAGGCTAACAATAGGCGGTGCTGACCTTGACCTATTTCCCGACTTTGTTGTAGACTACTCTATAGACGTTTACAGCGCACTTAACCCAGATGAAGTAAAGTCGCCAATTAGTTTCTCTAATAGGTTTCCATATACTCAAACAAACATTGGAGTAATAGGATATGACTTTGCCGCAGACAGAAGCAATTACCCAATACTGGGAAACACCTATTTTCTTTACGATAGCTCGGCAAACATCCTATCTTCAGGAGTAGCATATCTGTCTTTGGTTGTCGTAAACTCGGATGAGCCATACTTTGAGCTTAGGTTTGAGGATAACGCGACCTCTCTAATCAAGGACTTTCAGACTTTGGAGTGGGAGGATCTTTATGATGATTCCTTTTCCACAACCGTAAGGACGCTAGACACATACCTTAGCGCAAACCAAAACTATGCGACTAGGGATATTGAGTTAGCGTATGTTGATGTTTGCAACGATAACGAAAAATTTGGTTACGAAGGCCGTCAGTTTACCGGATGGGGTTTGACTGGTAAGAAGGTGGGGTTGTTTCCTGCTATTAATGTTCAGAACTTCTTGTATAGAATTTTTGATGCAGTATCGGAAAGCCTTCAGTCTGCTTTTGCTGCCAACCAAGGCACTTGGAAAAGTGATGATTTGTATGCTCTTGTGCCCTCTAGGCTTATGCGTAATGCTTCAGGGCAAAGGTCGCAAATCCTAACACCATATACGGGAAGAATCTTTATTAATGAAGACATCGCTACAGGTCCTATTCCAAGTGATTATGCGTTTGGCGTTTATCAAAACACATCACAGAGCATTTGGCTAGAAGACCAAGGTACAAACTATAAGCCTACAAATGCGAGCGTAAATTTAACCTACGGCGCATATTTTGAATCAAACGAAAATCCTAAAAACATACCCGACCCTCAAACAGAAGAGGATAGGTTGGGTTATGTTGCTTGGTCCACTGGATTCCCAGGCAATCTCACACTTCAAAATAACGGGGTGGCTGTTAGCTTTAAGTTAGCAATACCCGCCGTTGAGTATGAGTGGGATCCTGGAAAGTGGGGTGGCCTATTGATTGATGAATTTGTGGACGTAAGCCAAGCCACATTTTTCCCTAGGGCTGTGATTTATCGCTCAGGAACCCCTATATTAGAGGTGCCACTAACGGATGTGTCTGGCGATCCTATTGAGCTAACACCATCATCATTTGAAAATGGACAGACCGTAGACCAAGAGCATCACGGAGGGGGCCACCAGCACGAAAACGCAATAGTGTTTGAAACCGTTAACGTATTCCTAGATATACCCATTGATATTCTTGCAGCATCTCAATATGCGATTGGCTATAAAATCTATATGGAGGGAACTATTGAAGCAGTTCTTGTTGACGATAAGGATGATGTGATTTTCCCCAGTAAGATATTTGACGTAGAGGAAATAGCGAAGGCTAGGGTTTATGGATACACCTACACAGACTTAGACGTTGTTATATCCACAGCTGGATCTTATGTGGCTACCGCACCCTCAGATCAGTTCACCTTCCGTCACTCTCTTCAGCAGTCCGCCACAATTAGCCCATACGATTTGTTTTCTGAAATCGTAAACAGGTTTAGTTTATCAATAATATACGACTATAATACTAGTTCGTATATCCTAGATACGCTTAACGACATCAGGGCTTTGTCTTCAGGGGTTGCGCTTGACGATAACATAGATGACATTTTCCCATTTGAGGTATCGGCTGGTCAAGAAAAGTATGCGTTTTTCCGTACGCTAAATAAGTTAAACGACGGCCTTTACGATAAGCGAACAGATGGCCTGGCCTCTGGTTCCTTTGACGGGGCGTTTGCCACTGGTGGATTAGGAAAGTATTCTGTTCAGTTCGAGGGAGCACTAATTGACGCAAATAGAAAGACCGTGTGTGGGGACATTGCACCATTACCCGATCAAGCTATTCAAAAGTTATTGCCTAGTCAGGAAGTGGGAATCATTAATAATGAGATTCCAGATTACGACGAAATTGGACTTAGGTTTTTTTACCTAAGGTCGCATCAATATCGCACTACTGTTAGATACCCATCATACATAGACCTAAATCAATATGGTCAGTTGGTGCAAAGTCTCAGTTATAAGCCGCTAGGTCCCTATTACTTAGGAGGTTACCCTATAAACGTAAATGAGGATTCGTTAAATTTAGAGTTTGGAAGCGAGACAGCACCGGATGACTTCTTCACTTACTACACTAGTACTGACAAGATTCAGGCTGCTGCCCGTACCAAGATGAAGTTCAATGCGGCAGTACCAACTTCCTACATCACAAATTTATATTTCTTTAATCAGTATTTTTCTCTTGAAGATCCCACTGAAAACTTTGTAATTGATTCTGTTGAGGGTAGGATATTCGACGACTACTTCTATGGCGAGTTCAACGTAAGATTTTTGTAATGTAAATTAGGTATAGAAGTATGGCAACGTATAACGACTACCCAGAGGCTGCTGTAAACGCAGCAAAGAAGGCACTCCGGTGGAGAGAAGAGTACGGTGATGAGGTCAAAGGTGGAACCTCTATTGGTTGGACCCGAGCCAATCAGCTTGCAAATAAAGAGTCCCTTTCATACTCAACGATTGCCCGTATGGCTGCTTTTAATCGCCATAGAAAAAATAGCAAGATTGATCCTAAGTTCGCTGCCACACCCTGGAAGGACAGGGGATATGTTGCTTGGCTTATTTGGGGTGGGACCGCAGGTGTTGACTGGGCTATTCGCAAGGCTCAGGGAATACGAGACGGCAGGTACTCCGAGGTGAGGGAAGACAAGGCTATGGTAGATGGTATTATCTCCATCCTTAAACTTGTATCAGATAAGGACAACAGAAAGCGTCTAGCGGTTATACAGATGGAGGACTTTCTTCGTAGTGGAGTGGAGTTTAACAGAGAAGACTTCATACGCAGAATTGGACTCACGGATAGCTTTGCTGTGCAGGACAAGGACGGATCGATTAAAGAATCAAAGAAGGCTCCAAACAGCGATAGCCCAAACCCAAACCCTAAGGGAGTTGGTGAGGGTGGAAAGTTAGGTCCCGCAGTAATAAAGTCTATAGCGGGTAAGGTAAAGAAGCACAACGACCAATATCCAGATAAAAAGGTTTCCATTACTGCTGCCAGGAAGGTTGTACTTAGGGGTATGGGTGCTTACAATACTAGCCGTTCTCCATTTGTTCGTTCAGCAACTCAGTGGGGACTAGCTCGTCTTAACGCATTTTTGTACCTTATAGTAAGGGGAACACCTCAAAATCCAAAGTATATTACTGATAACGATTTGCTCCCTAAGTCACACCCGAAAAGTTCTAAATGACAAAGTACCCAGTATACGAGATTGCACTCAACGACGACGTTGAGAATAGCGGTATGTTTGGTATTTCACTAGTAGACCGCCCTGCTATTGAGGAAGGCTTTGTATACTTCTCTGAGGAGCAGAACACCTCTTTTGTTTTTGACAGCGAAGAGAAGGGTTTGGTTGTTGGACCTATTATGATCCCCAACAAAATGATTCTCCGTAAGAACTACGCAACTGGCGAGTTGTACTATGTGGTGTTTACAGAGGAGGTCATTGATAGCATTATGTACCGATACTCTAAGAACGGACGCTTTAACATCTTTACCGTAGAACACAACGGAGAGAAGTTTGAAGGTGCTGTTATGCTAGAGGTGTGGAAAAAAGAATCCAACAACGACAAGAGCGTTGACTATGGATACAATTTGCCGAATGGCACTGTTTTCGCTAAGGTGAAAATAGAAGACGATACTCTCAAAAAGAGTATTAAAGATGGAGAGATCAATGGTTTCTCTATCGAAATTAACGCTGATGTTAAATTATCTAATTCTAAAAAAATGAGTGAGTTCAACTTTGGAGTCGAGCTTGGCAAAATTTCCGCCAAGTATGAATCCGTAATTGAAGGACTTAATCGCCAGATTTCAGATCTAGAGACGCATAACGAACTAATGCTAGAGGCAATGACTTCAGTAGAGGAACGCTTCGCTGGTCTAGAGGAACTGAAAAAGGCTATTGAGCTAATCCAAGAGCATATTGCTATGATGGAAAAACCTGCATCCGAAGAGGGTGAACAGGAGAAGTCAGAAGATATGGCTAAGGAAAACAAAGAAGAGGGGCAAGAGATGGCGAAGGACAAAGACAAAGAGTCTATGTACGACCCTGCCGCTGCTGCTGAAAAATCTGAAGAAGAAGCTGAAAAGGCTTTGAAATTCGAGCAAGAAGGAGAAGAGGAAGTTAAGGAAGAGGATAAGACCCTCGTCTTCAACTCAATCACTCCCGAGAAAATCAATCTAATCAACAACCTTTTTGGGGGTAGATTATACTAATCTGTAAATTAATTAAAAAATGGCAAAAATAGTATTTAACAGCGCGGTCTCACAAGAGAACGGAGCCGTATACGAACTTTTCTGGAACACTACTACTAGCAAATTGGGCGTTCGTCGCATCGTTCCAACTACAGCGGGTGCCGCACCAGTAACCGTAACTGACACTGAGATTACCTCAGCCTAATAATTAACAATAATACACTAAACCGAAATGGGTATTTCTGTAGCTAATATCGCTTGGCATAATCGCCAACCAAACCTATTCATCGATACGATGGTCAAATCGGCCGCCGTACTCAACCGCTTCCGCCTTATCGACGGAGTAAAATCAAAGGTGAATGTTCCTATTTACGACGCTGCCTTGTCTTTTGGTAGCGACCTTTGTGTGTTTGACGCACAATCGTCTGCTTCTATCGCCGACAAGGAGATGACCGTAGAGACCTACAAGTGGTCTTTCCTGAACTGTAAGGCTGTTCTTGAGAACACCTACCGTTCTGTACTTTTGAAGAAAGGTCAACACAACCCAGAGACTATGGACGGAGAGTTCAAGGATTGGGTGTTTGACTACTTCGCTAAGTTGTCTGCCCAAAAGGCTCTTGAGACTGCTGCAACAGAGTTAGCTACTGCTTTCGCTGCTGACGCTGCTGTTCTTGATGTAACCGGAACTGCTGCTTTGACTCCATCAAACATCCTCGACAAGATGGAGGATGCCTACCAAACGATGAGCGCAGTTATGCTGGCTGCTGTCTACGGTGATGCTGACCGCGATTACAAGCCTACGTTCTTTCTAGGTACTGCCGCTATGCAGCACTACCAAATTGCAATCGCTACTAAGTACACCACTACTCCACAAGGTATCGTAGAGGGATCTATTCCTGCTTACTACGGTATGGAGGTTGTACACTTCCCTAGCCTTGCTGTCAATCAGTTCTTCGTTTCCGCACCTATGAATATCGTAATGCTGACCGACGAATATAACGACGTTCGCGCTATTGATATGAAGTACGAATCTGAATTGTCTAGCGACAAGATTTGGGGTCAGTTCAAACTTGGTTTTGACTACCTTAAGGGTTCTGAGATCGTATACTACAAGCACGTATAAAGTTAACTAGGGGGAGTCACCTCCCCCTTTTTCTTTAACCTAATAAAAATAAAATAAAATGGCTTGTACTACAACCCTTACCGGTATAACCTTTGGATGCACTGACATCCCAACAGGCGGAATCACCAAAGTTCTTTTGGGCGACTTCACTACAGTGCGAACTAAAGTTGCCGCTAATGCTACCACCGGAGTTGTAACTATCACTCCCACAGGAGCTGGTCTTGTTACCGATGGCGCTGTTGATCTTTTTGAGTTCAACATTAAAGACGGATTTTCCGTTATGACAGACGTAAAGACTGTTAACTCAGATGGTACGTTCTCTGTCGTCCCTACTCTTTCTTTGGAGTTTCCTAAAATGAGTGCTGCAAAGCGCTTAGAGCTTGATAAAATCTCCAACCCACTTGGCCGTTTTATCGCTTTCGTTGAGACTGCTTCTGGAACTTACCATATGCTAGGTTTTGACTTCGGTCTTTACTTCTCTAGCGTTGATGGTTCTACCGGAACAGGTCGCTCTGAGAAGAACCGTTGGCAGATGACCCTTACTGGAGAAGAGAATAGCCTCAGCTTCAATATCGAGGGTGCTGAATGGGCTGAGGTAATCGGTTAATAACCGAAAACCTTGTATATTAATAAGAGGGCGGGGTAATCCCTCGCCCTTTTTTAATACAAAAAGTATGGCATTTAGTTGCGGAATCTTACTTACTGATATAGATATTATCTGCCAAAAAGTAGCAGGTGGTATTAAGAAAGTAGTTCTCTACGCCCAAGAAGACGTAAGTATCGTAACCGATCCTTTTGACGAAAGCATTATATTAAGTGTAGATGCTGTCAATCCGTATTTTATTGAGTTCAATAACAGAGACGGAACTACAGGCTTTAGCGAAAGCAAGAGCATAACCAATGGACTACCTGTTGTGTCAACCACAATCACAGTTCAAATCCCAAACATCAACTCTGTTCTAAACAAGGTTGATATGCTTGGAACCCGTAACGATCTAGTAGTTGTCCTTTGGCACAATAACGATACTGTTACAATATCTGGCGTTATGGATGGACTCGTTATGTCCTACGACGCAGACTCAGGTACTGGACTATCAGAAAAGAGTTACATCAATCTTACCCTTTCAGTGGAATCTGGAATCGGCTCTGTCGCCGTAAATGACAACAGCGTATTCGTAGACAAATCAATCTTTGCATAATGGTTTACACACCTCAAGTACGCTTCTTTTTTCGCAACACATCACTAGGTGTGTTTTCTATTACCCGTTACGCACAGGAACTTATCGAGCGAGGCATTGCCGCAAACGCCACTATAGAGTTCACCTCGGAATGTATATTAGAAAATAGCGCCAACATCCTTCAAAACTAAAATAAATGGCTTACAACACTATTGTTCGCGAACAAGACTTTCAGGCTTCTAGCTTTGGAGAGTATGGCTTTCGCCTTATCGAGACTGGTTTCTCACAACCTGCCGGAGAAGTATATCGCGCTATAACTTTTGTAGAAGATAGCGTAATCACAGTAACATCAGAAGTTGCTGCGGGGCTTACCTCAGAGACATTTCCTGCGGGCCTTACGGTCTACGGAAAGTTCAATACTATCTCTGTGGCCTCAGGCCGCGTAATCGCTTACATCGGAGGTTAATGCTAGGATTAGGCATATCGCTTACCAACCTTGGCGGACTTACCCTTACCTCAGTAGTATCTTCTGGTAAGGGAGCAAGGTCTATTGCAGACCTTTTGTTCGCTAGGGCATCAGCAACCGCCTTTACAGAAGGTTATGATTGTTTGGTAGCGGCTGTAAGTGATCTAGGTTGTGATACCGTTTATGATTTTGCTGACGAAATATACCAGCAGTTAGACAATAGAAAATCAGCGAGTGCTGTATTTGAAGGAGTTGAATGTTTTAAGGCCGAAGTGGTCAAATTATCAAGATAAAATATGAGTAGTTTATTTAATCAAGCCAGCCTAGTGGTTGAGCCAGCAGTATACGAAAACGCAAAAGTATACGCTACAAAACCTTTTGACGGTACGGGCGACCTCACCTTCAGCCGTGCCTCAAGCGCTACCCGTGTGCAAAGTGACGGCCTAATTGAAAAGGTGCGGACTAATTTGGCGCTGCAAAGCGAAACGCTTGACAACGCAAGTTGGACAAAAAACCGCTCAACCATTACGGCTAATGCTTTAGTAAATCCAGTAAACGGAGCAACAACGGCTGATTACATTGTTGAAGATACGGCTACTGGTACGCACGAAGCAATTCAAACCTTTGTCATTTCCGCTGGCATAAGTTACACGGTTAGCGTTTACGCAAAGGCAGACACTCGCACTAAGATTGCTTTGGTTCTTGCTGGTGCTGGGTTTGCAAGTGGTGGCAATGGTCAAGCAATTTTCAACCTCTCTACAGGTGTTGTTATTTCCGCAATCAACGGAGCGACTGCAAGAATTAGCGATGCTGGCAACGGATGGTATCGTTGTTCAATTACAAAGGCAAGTATTGATACTGCTGGCGTTATTGCTTTGGAATTGGTAGACGCTTCAGATAACACCTCTTATACGGGAAATGGTACAAGCCGTGCGGCATTCTTTGGAGCGCAGTTTGAGGTTTCCGACTTCGGAGCAACACCCTACATCGCCACCACCACCGCAGCGGTATCAGTTGGCCCCGTTAGCGGTTTACCCCGTTTGGATTATTTGGGGTCTACTTGCCCTCGCTTGTTGCTGGAGCCGCAGCGTTCCAACCTTCAGATTTATAGCGAAAATAGCGCACTTTGGCAGCAGCCCGCTGACGGCCTAACAGTAGTATACAACACAACAGAAACACTCGACCCCGCTGGTTTTAATGGAGCCGAAAAGGTAACATTTAGTAGTGGTAATGGAAGGATGTTTGAAGCGGTTGCTAACGCACTCGGCTCCGTTACTATGAGTGCATTTGTAAAGGCTGGCACTGGGAGTTTAATTAGACTACGCACAACGTCCTCATCTATTTTTGTGGACTTTAATTTGACCACGCAAACAATCACATCAACAGTTGGCACTGGAACGATTACTAATTATGGCAATGGATGGTATCGTGTAACCGCTACGGGAACATCAGCAACTACTCCCGAAGTAGCACAATATATTTTTCCGAACTCGGCTGGACAATTTGTTTACTTTTGGGGCGCACAATTTGAGGATGGAGCCTACGCCACCTCGTACATCCCCACGCTTGGGGCATCAGTTACAAGGGTTGCGGATGTTGCTTTAAAGACGGGCATTACTTCTTTGATTGGGCAGACGGAGGGAACTATTTTTATGGAGGTTAATACCACTATAACTGGTAATGCAGGAAATTATGCGGGAATTGCTCTTAATGACGGGACAAGTTCAAATATTTTAGCGATTGGATATTACCAAAATGGGCGTATTCAAGCCGTAGCATTTGTAGGCGGTTCATTGCAAGTAAATATAGACTTACCCATTTTTGGTTTAACTACTGGAAATCATAAATTTGCTTTATCGTACAAATTAAACGATTACGTTTTTTATGTTGATGGCGTTCAAGTTGGCAGCGATATTTCAGCATCCGTACCAGCGACAAGTGTCATTAATTTGTACGATGTAGTTGGAGCAAATATGGCTTACTCGCAAGCCCTACTATTCAAGACCCGTTTAACTAACGCCCAACTGGCAGAACTAACCGCATAATTCAACACACGATGAAACCACTTAAATACGAGTTCACCCCCACGCAATGGGCTACGGCTAAAACAAAGATTGAGTTAACGGGTACCGACCCCGAAGGCGAAACCTACCAATACTACAACCCCGAATTAGTTACTGCCGTAGTGGAACTGGGCAAGCTTTGTATTGAGCGTAACGAGGAAGGCGAGTGCACTAAGGAAGCCACTAAGTACAGCGTAGATATTTTATGGGCCAACGAGCCGCTAACCACCAGCTTTGCGTCTTATGTCGTATGGCCGGAGCCGTGCGGGGTCCATATCTTTGCCGGATGGGAATCAGCATACGAGTCAGAGTACTGCGTTGCTAACCCGACCGCTGAATACTGCCAGCCGCCCGTTCCGCCCGTACCACCCGTAGCGATTTAATGCGATGACAAAAGAGTCAGTTGATAGCGTAGTTACGTCTTGGTCCTTAACAGGCACAGGGCTGCTTGTAAGCTACGTTCACCAAGCCTTTGGGCTTATGGTATTAGTTGCCTCTTTGGGCTACACCCTATGGAAGTGGCGCAGGGATTATCTGAAGGACAAAGGTGCTAATTGAGCGCATCTTTCGTAACCCAAAGACTACTCTACTTGGGTTGTTAATTATAGCACTATGCTTTGTTCTAGTGTTCTATGAGAAAGCAACGCTTACGGAGATGTCAGCATTTATGATGGGTGCGTTTGCATTGATGTTCCTAAAAGACCCTAAAGAAGATGGCAAAGACACAAGCGGTAAGCCAACACAAAAGCAATAGCAAGAAGCGGGGCAAGCATTCTAAGAGTGCTTCCGATAATAAGGCTAGTAAGAACTACGAAAAATCCTATAAGGGTCAAGGGCGTTGAAGATATTAGTAAGAGATCAGATAAATAGATTGGCCTTCGTTAAGAAAAACGATTGGTCAGTTAACTCTTTTGATATAGAGCTAATAAAGGTTGTTGGTGGAAACGTCTACAACTACTCTGCTCTTACTGATGTTCACAGCCTAAACTCTTGCAAGGACTACATTGAGCTAGACATTAACCTTGTAGGTGCCACACTCGGTGGAGGAGAATATGTTTTAACTCTATCGACCCCTGCGAGCGCAGGACGATACGCAAACATACTTATTGATAGAGCAACTACTGCTGGAGCGACAATAGAAGCTGTTGATTGCCTTATAGATGCAATAGTTAATTTGGGTGAAGATAGGTCTACTTATATCTATCTTTGCTTAGTCAAATCCTATGAGACTTCTACAGGATCTGGCGTATATAGTAATGTTGTGACTTTCACCGATTTGTAATTTAAGATATGGGTCTATTAAATAATGTACGGGATTTTTTCTCCAGCGGTAGTTGGGGAACTTATATTGTTGCTACCGAAAACACCATCCCCCGCAATCCACTAGAGAACTCAATTAACGACCTGCAAAAGCAGTATAAGTTAGGGTTCACCGAAGTAGGCAACTACATTAAGTTCGGTATGCAGGATGACTTCCCTAACATATTGGAGCGTATGCTCCGCCAATCACCCGTACACTCTGGTATCATTACCAAGAAGGCTAAGATGGTATCTGGCAACGGTATTAATTACACCTTCGATAACGTAAAGACTCCCGCCAAGCAAGCAGAGATTAGAGCGTTTATCAATAACTGCTCGGGTAAGAACAAGGGACTGTATGATGTAATCACTCACGCTGCATTTCAGTACGAGCTTAATGGTGCCTATGGATTCTACGCTAAGTGGAACAAAGAGCATACTAAGCTAATTGAGTTCCGCAGTTTGGATATGAAGGGCTTCCGCCTAGCAGAGCCAGGTAAAGACGGAAAGACTACTCACTGCATTATCCGTCGTTCTTTTGGTGGTTCCGCCACTACGATGCAGAACAACGATCCTAAGAAGATAAAGTTGTTTGATAAGTTCGATAGGGCCACGTCAGAGCAGGTGCTATACTTTGCCAACCCATACTCAGGAAACGAGTTCTATGGTGTTCCAAACTACATTGCGGCCTATAACTTTATTGCTGCTGACTTTCAGTTTGGTAAGCATATCGAAAACTCTGCTACCAACGGGTTTACCCCTAAGGTTATGGCTACCTTCGTTGGTCGTAATATGAGTGGTGAGCAAAAGCGCGAAGAGTACCTAAAGTTCAAAGAGAGTTTTACCGGTCCCGACGCAGATAACTTTATCTTAAGTTGGGTTCGTAACAAGGACGAGGCACCAGAGGTTAAGCCTTTGGATGTGGCAAACCTTGACAAGACTATTGATGTATTGTCTCGATTGAACGACGCTAAGATCCTTACCTCTCACAACGTAACGTCACCTACCTTATTCGGTGTTATGGTATCTGGTAAGCTAGGAGGAACGGGTAACGAATTAGTTACCGCATACCAAATCTTTAGGGCCACAGAGACCCTACCCAACAGGTCTGCATTGCTAGATAATGTTGGTCGTATACTTACCACTGTTGGTTACGAGAAAATAGACCTGAGTATAAAGGAAGAGCAGATCAACCTAGAGAATATAAAGGGAGCCAACACCGATAACATCCGATAATATGATTACGCAAACTCTTTGGGTAGACGACGAATACATCTACAAGAACTTTCCACTACCTAAGCGATTAGACAGGGGAGTTGTGTATTCCATTATTCAGATGGAGCAGTTTACATCAATACAGGATAACATCGGCACCTGCCTTTATGAGCACCTAGAAGATGAGGTAGCTGCAGAAACTCTTAACGGGACCGAACAGGAGCTGTTTAAGTTATTGCAGTACTCTTTGGCTATGTATTCTGCGAACGGCATTATATCGTTTCTAAGGACTCAATTTGGTGCAACCCGTATCGAAGAGCGTCAACTAGATCAAAGTTCATTAGACGCGATCTCAAACGGCTTAGAAGCCAAGATTAACTACGTCAACAAGCGCATCCAAGATTTCATTAAGAACGACGCTACGATTTACGCTATTGCTACCGACGCATCTTGCACTGGGGATTTCTTTTCAGAAGAAGAAACCTATCAGGGTTCTTTGTTTTATCCTGCTGATGGTAAGATAGACGTAGACTGCGCTAACCTAGATTGGCCCGAGTGATGCAGTTGACTAAGAACTTTGCACTAGAAGAACTTACGAGAAGCTCAAAGGCACAAGCGCTTAAGATAAGCAACTCACCAAACGCAGAGCAAACATCAAACCTTAAGGCTTTAGCAGAGGACATCCTGCAGCCGCTAAGAGATGGACTAGGTTTCCCCATAAAGATCACTAGTGGTCTAAGGGTTCCTGCTTTGAACAAGGCAGTAGGAGGCTCATCCACAAGCCAACATACCAAGGGTGAGGCTGTTGACATTAACGTCAGTGGAAAGAATAAAATTATCTTTGATTGGATTGTAAATAACCTAGACTACGATCAGGTTATTTGGGAGTTCGGAACAGACCTAGAGCCTAATTGGATTCACGTTAGTTACAAAAAGAACGAAGTCAATCGCAACCAAAAGCTAAAAGCAATCAAACAAAATGGCAGAACAAGATACATCAAACTTTGATAACTGGCTTAATGAACTTGAAGAATCTCCCCAACCCACCTGTAACGTCGATAATCCTGACGATTGTACTTCTTGCGGCTCTTAGTGGATGCCGAATTGGTGCGAAACTAGTCCCAGAGAGTGTGATTGTAAGGGACACCGTAATTGTAACCAAGGAACGATTGCTGACAGACACCCTGGAAATACTGAGAGACACAGTGATATTTCAGGACAGGGTAAAACTAGAGGTAAGTTACAAAGATAGTTTGGTGTTTGTTAGGGCAACCTGCCCGCCTGACACCGTTACCGTTGAGACTATTAAGATAGTGACTCAACAGAAGAAAGAGCGCAATAAGTTCGATAAGTTTGTTGACAACCTATCGGTGCTGCTACTGATAGCCTTTGTAGCACTAATAGTGGTGGGGGTAATAAAGCTAACTAAATAAGAAAGGGGCCTATTGAGCCCCTTCTTTGTTTTCTTGCGAGTCTCCTGGGTCGAACTGATCCCAATAGACAAACACAAAGTCCTCGCCTAGCGAGCTTACTTTATTGACTCCTTCCATTTTACTGCACAGATAGCTAAACGCTGTGATTGGTTTGGATACTCATCTACCATAAGGTCTTCCGACATACATCGGGTAAGGTACTCACTTCTTTTTTCGGTTTCGTTTGGTGTTGGTATCGGCATCGATAGATTTTTCAAGGTTGTAAATAAGGCCGCAAGAGCATCCGTCTCCCGCGCAAGAACAACTTGTGTAGTAGATCGGAGTCTCAAGACCCGAGTCTAGAATATACACTTTAGGCTCCATTACCAACTAGCTTACGGTATGTTAATTCCGCAATTACAGCACTAAAGATAGCATAAATAATACTGATGTCGATAAGCCAAAAGAAAATACTTGAAGCCCAGAAGGTTAGGCACAGTACGCAGTTGAATGGTTTGAAGTTTAGGTACTTATCTATAAGGTCATTGTATGGTTCAAACACAAATAGGTAGGAAAACATAAATGCGGTTCCGATAACGGTAAGCCAGGTCTCGTATATAATCATAGGTTCTTAGAAATGTTGTCGTCTTTTAGGTATCGAATTAAAGATTTGCAGATGTTACCATCCTCGTCTACAGAAATAACAAACCCTTTGGTGTTATTACCATATACGTCGCTCCACTTAAGTGAAGTGATTTTGTTTAGCATACTGCTATAGATCATCGTGATTATCAGATTGGCGGCGCTCTTGTTCTCTTGATAGTAAAGCAGGAACTTCTCCATCACCCGCATCACGCCCTCATCTACCAACGCTTGCTGCAACTCTTCGTTACCAGCAGTATAAAAAGAAGACCTCGCTATCTCGGTTGCCCTATCAAGGGTAAACTTTCCTAGCTTCTCTGATATTTGGCCCTTCTCCTTTGAGAGAATTGCCTCAAACTCAATCTCCTCTTTATCGTATTTTCTTTTCTTCTTCAATCGCCTTTTGGATTCTTGTTATATGCATAAGGTAGTCAGCAAGCTCCACAGGTCTAACCTTAAGGTCAAACCCCAGGCCAACTAGCGTTACTGCTTGCCCGCTATCTACGCGCTTCTTGATGGCATTGTAGAGGTCAAGTAAAAAGTTGACCTCCTGTTCGCTCATCATTTCATAGTATTCCTCTTCCACTCTTGTTCGTTGTATGGTCGTATCATCTTAGAAAACTCTAGATCAATCTTTGCGATCTGATCCATAAGAAGCCACTCTTTCTTGTATGCCTCTTTGATTTCTTTAAGGGTAGAGTCTTGACCGGTATTTGCAAATAGGGATGCCATCTCCTGCAAGAGGGGATCTATCTGGCTCCTTACGTTGTTATCGTTATAGTATCCTAGGTTACTCATAGTTGTACTTTATAATCACTTTTACTTTTCCTTTTTCGAGTTCTTCGTCTTTCTGGATTGATAGTTTCTTAAAGTGTTTTGGATTATCATCTTTAATATAACCGAGCGATTTGAGACTATCCGATACAAATTTACTAGCAAGTACCATATTGTCAATATCGTAGCCACAATTATAACTAATATCCAGAGAATAGGTGTTAGCAAAAAACGGATCATATTGTTGAAGCGCATCATAAATTATATCTTTATATTTGTTTTTCATATTAGACCTTACGCTCCAGTGCCTTTGCGAATATAGTTTATTCAGCGAAGGAGGTACAGGCATTATGAGTTCTATCTCGTTATACATCAAAGTAATCGCATCCCCTGCGATATATTAATGTACCCAACGGACTTAATAATGTTTTGATTGTCAGCAAAGAATGTTGTCTTAGGCATCCTGCGGTCTTCCCACATTGGAGTGGGCAGTTCTAGAAGGTTGAAGGACCAAACACCACTAGGCGTTGAGTTGATGTAGTACGGTCTGGTGCTAAACAATACGGCCCTCTGAATAAGGGCATCGTATTTCTTTTTCTCAATAAGTAAATCATCGTAGTGGGATGTGCGACACTTAAGTTCTATATCAATCTCGTACATCTGGGAGTAGCAGTCGTGACGGGAGGTAGGATGTTCGCTCGGCTCTAGGTCGGGTATATGATTTGACTTAAGAAAGTCAAACAACTCCTGCTCCTTAGTGATTATCATTTCACTCGCTCGAGAGCTGCCTTATAAAGAATAAGGTATCCAATTAAATCAGATACGGTGTCTTCTGTTTTATCGTTAACACCTTTGTTTTTTATTCGAGATAATTTATCATCGATCCTAGCACCCAAAGAAACAATAGCATCCCCAGAACAAAATATAGAGATAGGGTTAAGGGCGCTGTCGCCATAAGCCATATTCTTAGAAAGAAGGAGTTCAATGATTTCATTACCAATACGACGTATTTGTTCTTCAGTATTCATATAGTACAAAGGTTTAATCACCAATCTAATAAATCAACATCTATCTTGTAAACTCTCTGTTTGCCTGCGGTCTCAATGACCAACCGACCATTCTGAGGGTTAAAGAATACATACCTTTCTGAGTGGCTAGTGTAGTTGGAGATGTCTAGCTTATAGGTATTTCCGTTAAGAACCAGGTTAGAATCTTCTGTTACTTCACACTCGGTAACTTGCTCGATATTAAGATCAATATATATTTTTATTGTTTGTGCCCAACTAAACTTAAAAGTCTGAAGAAGGCTGTGGGTATGCATATATTTTCTTTCCATTTTCTCCTGCCTCATAGTACCTGTTTGCCATACGATCGTAGTAAAGATATATACTTCCGAGGCTTCCCACAATCTTAGGCTTTGCTTTAACTACAGTTATCTTAACTTGGTTAGGTTCGTATGGGATCCCGTTCTCATCCTCTAATCCGTATGGGCATCTCCATACATTGATAATCATCATACCTTTACGAGACCACTGCATTCCACCTGCAATGTCGTTCATAGTAGGGACATCGACATAAGGGATTCCATTCTTGTATTTAGGCTGTTGGTGTTTTGTGTGCACCGTTACAATAGTGTGGTAGTCCCTCTCGGATGAGTGTTTGCGTATTCTGGTTAGGACCTGGCCTATAGCGATGTCGTCTCGGACTCCAGAAGATATGTCTGTCTTTATCTCTGTGAAGGGGTCAATGACGCAACCATCTATCTTGGTATCGTATCGGGACTCTATCTCCTCTACTGCTGTGTAAAACCCTTCAATCGATAGGTCCTTAAGTCCAGAGTCCACCACAAAGAAGTGCTTTGATATAAAGTCTATAGCCTTATCAGCTTCTTCCTCAGAGGCTGTTACCCTATCGTTGACAAGGAACGGCTTCCTAAGATACACCCAAAGCAACTCCGCATACAGGTCCGTTGGTGATCCTGTCTCTGGGGAGTATATTGCCCACTTCCAACCGGAGTACTGCGCTAGGTTTATGATTAACTCAAAGGTGAACTGAGACTTGCCTGTGTGTGCGCCTGCGTAGATGTAGGTGGTAGACCCTCTCTTCATTGAGTACTTATCAAAGAGGGACTCGAATCCAGTCCACTCTCCTTTCTTTACCCCTTCGTGGCGCAGATTGAATAGCGACTCCCTTAGTGTGCTTACGTCAAAGATAAAGTCTCTGATAGCTCCGCGATTTATTTCCTTATGTTCCATTGGTTTTTGTATTTGTATTTATTTATTCATCATTTTCTTAAACTCCTTCTCGTAGTCGGACTCCCTAAAAGCAAAAGACCTGGAGACTTCTTTCTGATCAAAGCATTTATTGATATGAAAGTCTTTAATCTTTTTACCGGTAAGGCCGTTGTCCATCATAATTCTCATAACTATCTCTGGGTTACGGTTTATGTCGTCTATTGTTTTGGCTCTAGAGACAAACTTATAGGGGCTATTCTCTAGTCCCTTGTAGTGGTTTGTGTAGGACTTACCCGATGTCACCTTCCAAGTTAGCTGTACGGAATACATATAGATAACTTGGCCTTGGTCATTTGGTTCTTCGTTCATTGTTTTTTTTGTTTTGTCAACTTATGGGTTTATTGTTTGAGTTATGGTGTCAAGTTTTAGGTTGATTGGTCCGCTTAAACCGCATCTGCTTCGGTTTTGATTCACTTAATGAGTGTATTTTATGCCTGAAGTATCTGTCGCTAATAGCTTTTGCGAACTCAGAATCGCTCTTTATAGTTACTATAAACGAAGTAATGTCGTCTGGGTAGTCTCCTATCCACTCGTTAGATATTGAGTAGTAGTATTCAAACATATCCTGAAAGCCATAGACGTTCAGTATGTGCAGCTTAACTATATGTTCCATACCAACAGACAGCTTACCGCCTTTAATTCTAGACAGCGTGTTTCTACATAGGTTTATTATGTTACTCAAGTCCCCATCAGACAAAGACATTTTTAATTTCACAGAAGCGACAATGCCAGCAGAGTTAATCATAGACATCATAATTTCTTTGGAGTGGTTAACGTCAAACATACCTCCAGAAATAGTCTTAGCTTTTGAAGCACCGCCATTGAATAGCGCAATACCCAGGTCTGAGTACTTTGATATGTAGTAAAGCTCTCTATTGCTTAGATCATCTATATCAATGTTTTCTTCTATGATGTCAACCAGTGGGGCCATACCCATAGAGGCCAGCGACTCAACCCATTTATTGACAAGCTTATTGTGCGACTTTGTTAGGTGGGTAAGCGGCCTTCCGTATCCTACGGTGGTCTTACCTATATACCTATACACATCGTTCCTTGGGTCCCTAAGACCATATATTAAATTACTCTCGTTCACTTCTGTTTGTTTTATTAGTTTAATAACTAGATGATTTTTATACTGTGGGTATAAGTTTGGGCGGCTATAATCATCATTAACAACGATAGAGCTTTATAATGCACAATAAAGGGTTCATCTATATTGTGCCAAATCAGGTTATCAAGGGTACATTTGGCGAATTATAGACAACAGCTCGGATGATTTCCGAATTAGTTCGTGACAAAAAACATAGCAGATTTGTTACGATGTTTCGTTCCAATCACTATACTTAAGCCCCCACTGTACGTTGATCCACTGCATTTCTTTCTCAGCTAAGGTTTTGTTTATCTTAAGATTCTTACGCAGGTAGTCTATACCCCAAGCCTTCCACTGGTCACCCTGAGCAACGGTCATAGTCCAGTCGGTCCACCAGTTGTCAGTCCTCCCCTTAATGTCTTCGTAGGTAACACTATGTCCGGCAATAACAAACATCTGGTTAATCAGGTCAATCAATGCCTGCTCACGCTTTTGCCACTTAGTTAATCTCTTTCCCATTTTTTATATTATTCTTAGATCGTTTATCAGCTTATAGCTGATCTGTAGAATATGAATCGTTGGCGATTGACTACGTCCCTAAAGAACGCTGCACTGATGTACTTGCTCATTACTCGTTGGTTTTAAAGGTTAAGCAATAGCCAAACGCCAAACCACAGGTGTAATATAATTGACCCAATAGCGCCAAACATTTTTGGTAACTCTGTTTGTTTTGAGGCTGTTACGCCTGCGTTTACTGCTCCAAGAAGGAGGTAGATTGCGATAATTGTTTTCATTTCTCTTTGATGTTATGCGCCTATTTTTAATAGGTTGCGCCTATTTCTCTTTGGTGTTAAATTCATTTTCAGTATAGAAGTCCGTGCCTTCGTTGTCTTCTGGTTCAATACCATTCTTAATCATATCAACGATTAACAACAGCTCAGTCATTGTTATTTCTATTTTCATTTCTCGTTGGTGTTAAAGCGTAAACTGTAGTATTCTTCTGCGATGCCGTTATTGGGGTCAATGCGCTGCATCTCCATACCTGTTTGGAATGCCTCTATAATTTCAGCCATCTCTTCTTTTACCATCTGATTACGGATGGCATACCAAGTAAGCTTATCCTTCGGGGTATCCCAAAGTAATTCAAATAGTTTTTCGACTGGTGTTTTCATTTCTCTTCGTCACTTGAGGTCGAATTTTGCGACCAATAGTATTCGCACTTGCCGTTCTTGATGGGTACGCCAACAAAGAACGATTGGTACATTCCCGTTGGGGCGGTGAAGCGGTAACAGGATTCTTTTAGTGGGCATCCTTCGCCAGTACATTTTGTGATGTCGGTCATAGTTATATTGTTAGGAAAAAGAAAGGGCGGCATTTGCCACCCCCCCTAATCCGTTCTTTCAAAAACCAAATTGAAAACCTAGAACGGGATGTCCTCAGATGCGTTAACAGGTGCTTGGTTGGCACCCGCGTAGGGCGCTTGGAAAGCCATATAGTGGCTGCCGTCGCGCTTAGTTTTAATCTCGAGGTTCACCCAGCCCTTATCGTTCTTGTTACCTTCGAGTTTCTCGAAATCATTGGGGCCTAAAGCGACCTTAATGATCTCTCCATATTGTGTTTTGATGGTCTTAGTTTGACCTACAAACTCTATTGTTTTTTGATCTGACATTTTGTTACGTTAAAATTAAAGCCTTTAGATGTTCGATAACACCTTCAAGCCGCGCCACTCTCGCATTAATAGAATTAATAACACCTTCATTAGCAATACTAAGATATGTATTGGAGCGTACTAACTCAAGTGATTTGTTAAAGGATTGTGCATAAGCACTCCCCTCCATATTGTTCTGATGCTTGGAGACATAAACAAAAACCGACTTAGGGCTTAAGTTTAATACCCTTGCAGCAGTTGATGCGTTGAAGCCTTCGGCAATCATTACGTTGGAAATTATCTGGCGAGCCATAACAAAATCCCTAGTCCTTGTATCCTCAAATAACTTAGCCTTCTCTACACCAGTGATGTTTGATACGCTAGTTATAATGTTATCCACTACAGAACTATAGGACAAATGTTCTTGGGGAGTATGGGTTGTATTCTTCATTGATAAATAATTCTTTATACATTTCTATTGATTTAGATAGCTCTTGCTTGCCTCTGTCTAAGAACTCCTGTGAGCACTCGAATACTCCAACCTCATAAGGGTAGGTCTTTTCAATCACTAGGAACACAAAGAAGTCAGCATCAAAGATCTCACTATACAGTGCAGCCTGTTGGTTGTACAGAAGCCACTTAGCGGAAGATCGAAAATCCTCTAGGCTTTTAGCGGTGGTCTTAAGGTCAACGATATACCTAGAGTCTTCGTTGTACTTAATAACCCTATCCGCCTTTCCCTTGAAGTTAACACCTTGCACCTCCTTAAAGCCAGCTAGTTCAGAGGTTCCAAACTCAGGCTCATCAAAAGACATCAAAGACTTTAACTCCTCAATAGAGTTGAGCTTTGCCATCATCCCTTCGTAGTCCTTGTACTCCGATCCGGACAGAAGGTTCATACCGTAGGACTCATCGAGTAAGTCTCTATAAGCCTGGGTCCTCTTGTCTCTCCTAATGTCGCACAGCATAGCAGTGTCCTTACCCTCTAAGTACATAGAGTGTACTGCCTTACCTAGGCTAAAGGCTGATGTATCCGGTTGGGACCACAAACCCTTACGCCATAGGTGAAACTTAGTTGGGGATTCCCGCATAAGCTTAAGAGCGCTGTTGGACATATAGTACCTATCTGCATAGTAACTATCATCGCTTAAGAGCATTTGCTCTCTGTAGTTATCATTCACCTGGGCCAGATACTAGTTCCTCCAACTGATAGATAAGGTCCACCAAGGTCTCGGGCCTTATACTCATACAATAAATATCTTGATCCTCGTCGTAAACTTGGTAGATATGTACCTCTTTGTCCTCGGGTTCTTTATCGAATCGAATCGTAAAGAACTTTCCGTTTGTAAGCGTTACATACTTACCCCGATCAGCACTCATTCAAAGATCTCCGTTACTTGAGACTCGCTGTAGGTGTACTTAGCCAAGGCAGTCTCTACCTGTGCCCTCTTACCCTCAGATATTGCCTTCTTCATTGATGCGATAATATCTCCCGTAAGGGGCTTTTTAGATTCAGGTGTGTCCTGCTTCGCAATAGCGATAGAAACTTCGTTAGACGAAGCGATAGACGTATCTATGCCGATGCCTAGGAAAGCCAACGCTCTACCAACTGCGGATGATTCACCGTTCTCCACATAGGATGTCTTGTTAATCATTGAAGATGTGCGGTCCTCCTGAGCGTGAGCAGATGCAATCACCATCCCACTCTCGTTAATGATGCTGCACTTTATTACGCAGGAATTCTCCTCTAGTTGGATAATGTCGTTGACAATAGACCAACCTTTGTACTGCTCCTCTTGACGGAAGAACTTAACTCGCTCCTGTACCGGAACGTAGTCCTTACCCTTGATGGATTGTGTTTTGAACTTGTAATTACTCATAGGTTTTTTGGATTAAATATAGATTTGATTTGCTTGCTCCGCAACTTCTAGCTTTGCTTCTAGCTCTGCTACCTTGCATTGGAGTGCTTGGATCTGGGCAATCTGAACTTGCAGTGCCTGTGTATATGTCTCTTGAGAGAATGATAGTTTCATTTTGTTTGGTTTTAGTGATACAAAGATATAAATTAATTCCCAATTACGCAACAACCTTTAGGGCTTTTCTAATATCTTCTATTAGAATTTTCATCTTCTGCTGTACGGATTGGTGGCTTACGCCATACTCTTCAGCCACTTCGTTGACTCCTCTACCCTTGATGTAGATCTCCTCGAAGTATGCTCTCTTGAGTTCGCTAGGTTGACCGGACCTCTTGTCTACGCACAGCTTGTAGGCCAGCTCGACAATAAGTTCGTTTGTATTATCGTACTCTGTTACGTCAGCACTAGTGCCTCCGTAAACAAACTCTAGGTAGTCGTCAATACCGATACCGTCAGAGAGGTTCTCAGGAAGTATGGTAGTGAAGTTAGTTACCGGAAGGTTGTTCTTCTTCGCGTTATTGTGTTGCAGCATACGCTTGTAGGCTGAGTCGATAACCACACTAAGGTAGTTAACGAAGTGGGCCTCACAGTCAAACTGCTGCCCCCTGCGGAGGGCTTTGAATAGGGACTCTATGGTGTAGAAGCGGATGTCTTCTATCTGGGATTCGTTGTAGACGTTACGTCGATTCTTTTTTAAGACGAACAGGATATACCTATTATCTTTTGGAAGAAATCTACTTATCATCTCTTGCTTAAGTTCAAACATAATTGAAGTTATTATAACTTTTATACTAATATATTAAATAATTACTACTATAATAAAATAATTAACTTTTATTATAATAGAATTGAGACCTTTATACTATAATATCTATTATACAGATACCATTAGTTTTGGTTTTTGGCAGCTACGCTGGTCTCCAAATACCCTTCTATAATTTTATTGTTTGCAGATTCTAGTTCTGCGACCTTAGACTCTAGGTCCTTGTTCCTATTGCGTAGTTTGGAGAACTCCATCCTAGCAGTTTCAATCTTCTCCATATAGATAAGTAGATCGTTGGTTCTTGTACGATGCAGTGCCACAAACTTATCTAACTCAATAACGAGTCTGATAAATCGTTTATACTTCTCATCATCCTTTGTGAACTCTAGCCCGAAGGAGGTAAACTCCTGCAATAAATGTAGGAGAACACTCTCATCCTGGGTGTAAGCAATTTTGTTTATAGATAAATCCATTATGCTATAATCTTGAACCCGAAGGTGTTAAGGAAGTCATCCTCTCGATGGTTACCTACAGCAACCAATCTTTCTCTCCGGATACCGTCTGAGTAATCGATCTGAATAGTCCCTTCGCTAGGGAAAGTAACTTCACACTGTAGTTTTTCAAAGAGTTTTTCATCTGTTATTCTTATTATCATTTTAAGGTAAGTTAAATAATTAATTCAAAGCTAAAGGTATTTGTTAGAATACAACTCGGCTAACCACATAGTCGTCATCTACAATATCTCCTTCGTCGTTTGTCCAACACTCGAGCTCAGAATTGTAGGTTACCTGTTGATCATCGAGCTCACAAACCATCATAATATCGCCATCAACGTGGTCAATCTCACCATCACAGAAGGTGTATCGACCGGCGAATCCCATACCCTCTTCAGAATACTCGAGCTCAATCGTAATCGCTTCGTTGTGAAACTTACCGCAAAAGGTTTCAAGCCACTCAGTCGGCGGACTCCAAGCTGTAGTAAAGTGCACAGTAATACTCTTGTCTTCTTCTATAATAGAATAGCAATCAGCATCCCACTTCGTTCCCCAATTACGCACGGCCCAGTCGTACCAATTCGTTACTCCATACTTTGTACGAAAGTTTTCGAGCTGTACTTCTGTGTTGTAGTAGGAAGTAAACAAACCACCTCGACTTTCAGTGGTTGTTCCGTCTTTTACTCGCTGTGCGTACTCCTGCTCAGATATAACACTATTGGGGCAGTTTGTATGACGAAGCTCCCCCGGCATAGGTTTAGCACAGGCGAAGCTGAAGTTACTTTCCTTGGCCTCGGAATCCTTAAATAGTAGACTCTTTGCAAGTTTTAGCACATCACCTTTGGCGTGTACTCGTAGTGTGTTGTCGCAATAGTTAGGCATAATAATTTGGTTTTAAGTTGATTAGATTAAGTTTGAATAAAAGCGTACGGAGTTCTTATAGCTCCCAGTTGTACCTGCTTCTACCTGATAGCGTGAAGGTACAGTAGTTCCGTAATAATTCTTACGGCTTGAGGTAGAAAGCATACAGGCTCCTGACCTTAGTGCATCCATAGCAGCGCGACCAATAGCCCCCTCCATCTTCCAAGCCATACCCGTATCGATATAGTCTTGAAGTTTGTCGTAGCCGTAGCCGTATTGCAGTTGTTTTAGTTTGTAGAATTTCATATTCTTAATTTTAAGATAATAAATCAAGTGAGCATTCTACGTCAGAAGGATTACACAAACTCTTTACTGCGTCCGTTTGAAACGCTTCAGTATTTGCTATGTCAATCGCAGACTCAATGTTTTCTGCTTGAACTTCTATAACGGTTGAGTTGGTTATTGTTAAAATAAATTGGTAGGTTTTCATAGTTAGTGTTCGGTTATGTAAAGTTTTACGTTAGTCTCGTCATCTTCATAATAGTATTCCTGATTGTTCAAATCCTCAAAGAGGACTCGTTCCATATAAGTTGTGGAGTGTTCTTTATACAGAGCATTCCAAAACCACACAGCATCTTCTCTTGTGGCGAACAGCCAATGAGAATTGTAGTCACACAACCCAGAGGTTTGGTGAACCATATACATTTTATTTTTCATTTATTTTTTTTTAGGTTATTCAGAAACTTCAGGCATATCTTCTGCCCACTCTTTGCAGTCAGCGCAGATACCCCAGCCATCTTCGTATTGAAGTAGGTTAGCACCACAGCAACTGCTTTCTAATTTTTCGGATGTAGTCATTTGGTTTTTATCTTTTATAGTTTGTGTTTTTTAGATTTCAAAATAGTCTCCGTCAATCTCTAAGTATGGAGGACTTTCCGGATCCATAGCCTCTTCGACTGTATCCCATAGGAGTTCTTGCTCGGTCAAATAACTTTCGCACTCGAGCTCCTCATCTTCCTTAAATTTGTTGATTGCCTCTTCTTTTGTCTCAGCCTCTACGAGGTAGTGGTATCGATAATAAACTGTATGTTTTACGTCTTTCGATATTGTGAAGTGTTCCATATTTTTATTTATTTTAGTGAAATATAAGGCCAACTTTATGGTTCTTGCTGAACCACTTGGTAGCATAAAGGTCTATCTTACTAGCGTCTACATACCCTGCGATAATTAGCTCGTCAGCACTCTTGAATATCTTGCTGTGTCGCATCTTATCTGGGTTGATCATACCATCTACCGTACTACCTTGAGAGAAAATTATATCAAAGTTATCCGGTAAAGTTATACCCTCGAATAATGGAACACTCTTGGTGTAAGAATAGAACTTCGTTTGAGGGTTGTTTTCTGCGATTTGCAGCCACTTCTTTAGGTAAGCGGGTGAGTAGTAGTCTCCACTATCGTGGATGCGTAAGAAGTCAACTTTCTTTTTACGGATGTCGGCTCCCATAACTTCTATGAAGTCGTCTTTCTTGGTAGCTTCATATCGCTGCTCAAAGGCAGGTGATACGTTACCCCAGATATATGCACCCTTCTGTGCATAGCAGTACTTAATGCAGTCCTTCGCAAAGGGGCAAGTAAGTTTACCGGTCTTGGATTTGTACGCAGGTATTCCGAAGTTGAATACCCGAACCCCTAATTCTTTAGAGGTCTTTTTTAGTTTGCTATTCTGGGTCAGTAATTCCATAGGTAAGTCCTTGATAAGTTATAGATTGAATACGCTCGGGATCAAGTGCTGTGTAGCGTTTGCGGTTTGAATCCCACACTACATACATAGAGCCTGGCACCGTTCGCTTCCCGCCCTTAAGATGTCGGGTTACCCCGAACCTAGCGTTCACCTTGGTAATTTCTCCATCTTTCTTTTGATAGACAGCACCAAAGAATACTCCCTTCTTTACGATTTGATCGATTAGGTTTGATAAGATATATTTTCGAGTCTCCATTATATTAAGTTTTTTGTTAGGTTTTCTTCTTCTGCTTGGTATAAGTCTTGGTATTTGTTGGCAGGTAAAGGAATTACCGAGCCATCAGGTAATGTAAGTTCTATTAGGTTAATAAAAGCCTCTTGATTGAGTTCGGAATAGTCGTAATGTATTGCATAATACAAAGAGCCCGAGGGTGTCTCGGACTCTATAAGTTTGCAGTACTTTGATTCAAAGATTGGATTATTCATTTTCTTTAAGGTTTATTCTTTCCTCAAGGTCATTCCAGGCTAACTCTCGCTCTAGTAATTCCCAAAGGGCGCACCAAGCTGCCTCAGTCACATTAGTAATTTCAAAAGAGGAATTATTGAAGTCGGTAAAGCTTAGTGCCTTAATAATATCGAAGCATTCGGAGTAATAAATACAGGCAGTTTCCACCTCTTGGTGAACAAACTCCTGAATCTCTTCAGACCTTGTAATTTCTCCACTATCGATTTTGTTTTCTATTTCCTCCTTCAGCTCGAGGACAAAAGCATATTGATTAAATTGCATAATTTTGGTTTTTGTTATTTTACTTCTACTAAATTCCCGGCCCATCGCTCACCGTTTAGGTACCAATAAAAGTTCTTTTGGTTTACACTAACTCCTGGGATTGCATTGAGTCGCTCCTTTGTAGTTCGGGTGAACCATCCACAATTTTGCACCTCGATAGTTCCCTCTGGGTTATTATACTTATAGGCTATATGGTTGCCGTGCAGTTTCAGTATTGATTTGTGCGCTAATACCTCTACCTGCATATTGCCCTTCTTGAATTTTTTATTCATCAAGAATGCGTTTACTGATTGTTGTGTTAATTTGCTCATAATTTGGTTTTTGTTAATGGTTAAAATCTAGGGGTTGCCAGGGACCAACGGATGGACTCGACTTGGTCATTGTGCAGCATATCTAAAATATGCGCGTACTCTTTAGTCCTCTCGGGATATTTGCACCAACGACGACTAACTAGCTGATAGTCTGCTCCGGTTCGCTTAATCGAAAAGCTGTAAAGTTCTAGGGATCGTTTACTTCGCATCTTTGAAAAGTTCTTTAAAGGTTTGTATTCCTTGGGATATTACTAAGGGCACCAGTATAACTGCGGCGATTAGCATAAATAACTGTAGTATGTGCATAATTTCTATATTTTAATAGTTTAGTTCGTTCGCTCTGTTCTCTATGTATTCCAGGTCTTGCGCTACATCATAAATGTAGGCCGGATCCTCAATTTTGCAGGATATTTCGCCAAAGGCAAATTCTTTTTCTTGCAGGTATTTCGGAATCCTCGCGCTTAAAGCTGCAAAGTTCCGCATATTATTCTCCAGTGAAATCATAAATTGAATTTTTTAAAGTATTAATAATAAAGAAAAGGCATACCCAATAGGGCATACCTCTTCCTTTGTTTTAAGTGTTGGGAATTGGGCATACCTATTCCCTCTACTTATTGCCGTTTTAATTGTGGCTCTCAATTTTGCGACCTAGGGCCGCGGCTTCGCTTTGCGAAATTTAGTACACTAGGCCCGCCCGCTTTGCTTCGCGCTTCGCTAACTTTTGCGCTTTATTGCTCATACGTTTGTCTAGTTTGGAACTATGCGCGGCGTCTACAATTGAAGCCCGCATTACTGCAGCATTTTTACGCGCTTGGCTTTTACGTACCTTTGCACTCGTTAGTGCTTCGCGCGTATTTTTGCCCTTTGTTCCCTCGGGTCTAATATAATAGTCCGAAGGGCTCACTTGCTCAAAAGGTATGAAATTGCTTCGAGCATTTGCGATTGCGTCCAATTTGCAGGCACTATATTTTGATGCTGTAGGTACCCGCTTTTGTTCATCCCCTCAATAAAGACGGGACGCCCTTTGGCTAAAGTTAGGAACCTTTTGCCTATATTGTCTTGCTTATTTAGCCCTACGTATAGCATATTGAGTCCCTTTGTAAGGTCGGAAGCCACTAATTTAGGAACCTTTACGCCCTTAGTATTTATTTGGTAAATCGTTATCATAATTTCTATTTTTATTTGTTTGTTAATTGATTAAAGTTATCTTGAAAAAATTCTAAAAGGTTCATTACGTCCCCAATCGCATACTGAGACTCACTACTTGGCATAGTTTGGTACAATTGGTTTAATTCGTTCGCTAGGTATTCAATACGTGCGCTAATATCTTTATTAGACTCCGCGCTTATTGCGTCCCTTAGTTCATCAATCATTGAGTGTGTCATATTCTTTGTTTTTTTGGTTTCTACTTTGTGTTAATTGGTTTGAGTTGTAACCCTCGCCCCTTTCAACACTATAAAGATACGTTAACTATTCGGTTCCACCAAACAACAAACGAAAAAAAAGCAATAGAAAGGGCAATTTATTTTTTGCATTATTTGCAAAAGATTTTTGTTGCGTGAACGGAAAGAATGGACAGGGGGTTTTAGTTACCCTCTCTGAGCGCGGGGAATTACTTCAGGGGGGAAGGTCGTTGACATTAATCAGGACCCCTCTTATTTTGATTC